TGGTACGCGGAGGTCACTTTTGTTTTCTAGTTCCAGAGTTTATTAAGTGGAAGCAATCTCAAAAGGGAGAAAGAAATGGCAACTCAAAGTGAAATAGCTGGTCGCCTTGGGCTCAATCCCCTAAATGTCGGCAAGTATATTAAGGCTGGTATTATAACAGCTAAACCAAAGAACGAGTATGATTTAGATGAAGTAACCTTGGAGTTTATTAAGCACCTTCGCGAGAAGGCGGCTGGTAGAAGTACTGACCTATCCGAGGAACGTGCGCGGCTGGCAAAAGAGCAAGCTGATGGCAAAGAAATGGAAAATGCTATAACTCGCGGCGAGCTTGTGTATATTGACGATATAGCTGGAAGGTTTGAGAATGCGTTAATCCGCGTTCGGACGCGACTTCTAGCTATACCAACTGATATAGCGCCAGAAGTTATATCCAGCGCATCGGTTGCAGAGGCGCAAGAAACTATTGAGCGGGCAATATTAGGAGCATTAAATGAGTTGGCCGGAGTCGATGAGACAGAAGCAGGCGGAGCGACTCACTGATCGTCTGAATGAAGTAGTAAGGAGGGCGATGCGCCCTCCACCAAAGCTCACAATTAGCGAGTGGGCAGATACATATCGTATGCTATCCCGCGAAAGCTCGGCGGTTAGCGGTCGATGGTCTACAGCAAAGGCAGAATACCAACGTGGCATGATGGATGCCGTATCTGATCCGCGTTATGAGACGGTTGTCTTGATGACGTGCGCTCAGATCGGGAAGACAGAACTAATTAACAATGTTCTCGGCTTTCACATCCATCAAGATCCAGCTCCAGTACTGGTTGTGCAGCCAACGGTCGAAATGGCAAATGCCTGGTCTAAGGATCGTCTGGCACCAGCAATTCGTGACACACCAGTGTTGAGAGAGCTGATTGCAGACCCTAAGAGCCGAGATAGCGGTAACACAGTGCTGCACAAGACGTTTCCAGGCGGTAGAGTGACAGCATCAGGCGCAAATAGTCCGGCTTCGCTGGCAAGTAGACCTTGTCGATTAGTATTAATGGACGAAGTTGACCGTTTTCCACTTTCTGCTGGCTCAGAAGGTGATCCAGTTGGCCTCGCCAAACGTAGAAGTGCTACATACTATAACCGTAAGATTGTTTTGGTCTCTACACCGACCGAAAGTGGCTCTAGTCGCATAGAAAAAGCGTATTTAGAGAGCGATCAGCGGAAATACTTCTGTCCATGCCCTGAGTGCGGCGAATATCAGAACCTAAAGTGGTCAAACGTGCGTTGGGAAGACGATGATCCGTCAACAGCGCAATATATGTGCGATTTATGTGGTTGTTTGTGGGATGATTTGCGTAGATCTCGTGCAATCCGACGTGGAGAATGGCGCGCAACGGCTGAAAGTAAGGGTCGTATTGCTGGATTTCACTTAAATGGCATTTACTCGCCTTGGACACGGTTGGAAGATGCAGTTCAGGACTTCCTGAACAGTAAATCTGACCCCATGCGCCTAAAGACATGGGTAAATACCTTCCTGGGGGAGACGTTTGACAGTCAGCAAGGTGAGCAAATTGATGAATATGACCTAATCCGCAGGGCGGAAGATTGGGGTGAGGAAATACCAGAGGACATATTGCTCATCACGGCTGGGGTCGATTGCCAAGATGATCGTTTAGAGGTTGAACTGGTCGGGTGGGCTAGAGGTGAGGAGAGCTACAGCCTTGGATATCATACCCTCTACGGAGATCCATCGACGGCTGAGTTGTGGTTGCGATTGGATTCTGTATTGCAAACACCATTTAAGCACCCCGTTGCGGGTGAAATGATTTGCAGGTCTGCTTGCGTTGATAGTGGCGGTCATTACACGCAGCAGGTTTACAATTATTGTAAAACTCGCGTTGGAAAACGTATATTTGCAATCAAAGGTGTTGGTGGAGAAGGTCGCCCTATTGTTGGTCGTCCAACTAAGTCAAATATAGGAAAAGTAAACCTTTTCCCGGTTGGTGTTGATACTTGCAAAGAAGTTGTAATGGCTCGTTTGCGTATTCAAGAAGAGGGAGAAGGCTATTGTCACTTCCCTGTTGGACGCAGTGACGAATATTACCGCATGTTGACAAGTGAGAAGAGGGTTGTCAAATACTTCAAGGGAAGACCGCGAAACGAGTGGGTGAAGACACGAACGAGGAATGAAGCGCTTGATTGCCGCGTTTATGCAACCGCTGCGCTTGCCATACTTAACTTAAACTTGGAGTCGTTGTATAAGAGAGGATTACAAAGACCAAAAGTTCAAGAGAATGACAAGCCGGTACGCCGTCAACAAAGGCAACTCCGCGATAACTATGTGATGAGGTTCTAAATGGCTAACCTATTCGATGCTAGTGTCAGTCCAACGCAAGAGCCTCTTGAGATTGTAGTTGGCGACTATATTCAATGGCGTCGAACGGATCTTGCGACCGATTATCCAAATAATTTATATACGGCAACTTATGTTGCTCGGATTACAGGCGGTGGTGATAACGAAATCCAGTTAGTTGGAACGGCTTACAATTCCGATTACTTATTCACGGTTGATAGTGCCACAAGTGCAGACTTTACTCCAGGTTACTATCATTGGCAGTTAGAGATTGTTCGTGATAGCGACAGTAATAGGATTGTTGTTGATCGCGGTTCATTTACTACGGTTCCGGACCTTGACGTAAATCAAAGCGATCCACGCAGTCACGCAGAAATCATGGTGAACAAGATTGAATCCATCTTAGAAGGCAAAGCAGATGCTGATGTCAGTTCTTACAGTATTGCTGGCCGTTCTATCACTAAAATGACGTTTGAGGAGCTTACTGCTGCTCGTGATAATTACAAACGAGAGGTAACAGTAGAAAGGCGGGCAGAGAGGGTTAAGCGAGGCAAGCCGTCAGGCGCAACGGTAAAAGTGAGGTTTGACGCATGGGCTTGATGGACGTTTTTCGCCGAACAAAGACAACTAAAGCTAAAAGAAGTTACTTAGCGGCATCTAAGAGCCGCATTTTTGCTGACTTCAACGCATCGCAACGCAGTCCAGACAGTGAGATACGGTGGTCACTGGTTGAGATGCGTTCACGCTCTCGCGATCTAGAGCGCAACAATGAATATATGCGTCGCTATTTGCAGATGATGAGAACCAACGTGGTTGGCGAGAATGGAGTGAGGCTCCAGTTAAAGGCTCGCAACAATGACGGCACTTTAGATATAGCTGGCAATAATATCATCGAAGGTGCATGGGCTGAGTTCTGCCGACTTGGTGGACCTACGATTGATGGTCAAATGTCAATGATTGACCTGCTCAATCACATCATATCTTCCACTGCTCGCGATGGTGAAGTCTTCCTACGCATTGTTCGGCGTCAGGATATGCGTCATGGCATCGGGTTTCAGGTGTTGGAGCCTGATGTTGTTGATGAGCAGATGAACGAAGTTTATCGCAACGGCAACGAAGTTCGCATGGGCGTAGAGTTAGATAAGGCAACTCGCCGTCCAGTTGCTTACCATATTCTGCTGAAGCATCCGGGTGACTATGATTACGTTACGGTTGCCAGCGGTCTGAAGCGCGCGCGTGTACCGGCTAACGAAGTCATGCACATATATAAACCGGAACGTGCCGGTCAAACGCGCGGCGTACCTTGGGCGGTTTCTTCCATACCGTCACTCAAAATGCTTGCTGGCTACATGGAAGCGGAGCTTATTGCTGCTCGTACAGCAAGTGCGAAGATGGGTTTCTTTGTTAGTCCATCAGGCGATGAGATGACGCCAGACGATTACGAGAACGATTACACAGCTATCTACTCGGCGGAACCTGGGACGTTCCACCAGTTGCCTGCCGGGGTAGATTTTAAGCCCTACGACCCTAGCCACCCAACAAGTGCTTTCTCTGAGTTTGAGAAGGCTATCCTTCGCGGTGTGGCTTCTGGATTAGGTGTTGCTTACACGTCACTTGCTAACAATCTAGAAGGCACGTCCTACAGCAGCATTCGACAAGGTGCGCTAGATGAGCGTGATAACTGGAAGGTGTTACAACGCTGGTTGATTGAGCATTTCCTAGATCCCGCTTATCGCATGTGGCTTGAGCATGTCATGGACTTTCGTCTGATCCCTATCTACGGCGAAGCTAAGTACACTAAATTCACGGCTGCTATAAACTGGAAGCCTCGTGGCTTTAGTTGGATTGATCCGCAGCGTGAGATGAACGCAAGTATTGCTGGATTGCAGAATGGCATACTGAGCCATAGCGATGTTGCGGCTACTTACGGACGTGACGCGGAAGAAACCTTCTCTGCAATTCAGCGTGACATGCAAGCTGCTGAACAGTACGGTTTAACGATGGCTTATCAGCCATTTGGTGACAAGCAGCCAGTCCCTGCCGCTGGACAGGAGGTTCAGCAAGATGGCTGAAGGCTACAAGCCAACTAAAGGCATGATAGATGCTGCAAGAAGAGGTTTAGAGCTTCGCAAGAAATGGGGTAGAGGCGGTACTGCTGTTGGTGTGGCTAGAGCGCGTGATATTGTAAATAACGCCACCTTGTCACCTTCAACAATTAAGCGGATGCACTCTTTCTTTTCTCGTCACGCTAATAATTATGACAAGCATTACAATGCTAAGGAAAGTGACGGTGGACCTACTGCTTTTAAGGTTGCCTGGTTGCTTTGGGGAGGTAATTCAGGTCGCCAATTCGCTGCTAGTAAAGCAGAAGATTATCGTTTTATAGAACAAGAAAGACCATATCCAAATGAACACGCTGCCAGACTTGTAGATCCAAATCAGTTTGATGACTTTCGCAGAGAGAAAGAAGCAGGCGGTACAGGTGTTGACTTCATTTATGGTATTGCAGATGGTAAAAGCCAAATTCAAAGTATTCGCTTTGACGCATCTGTGTTTAGCGAAGGTGAAGCAAGAGATTGGTTAGATGAGCATGATTTTAAGCCGATAAAGTTTGAACCGGCAGTAAAGGAGCGAACAATGGAAGATCAAGAGATTGCCATTGAAGATCAAGTCGATGAGATCAATGAGATCGAAGAGATTGAGGTGGCCGAGGAAACTGTCGTCGAGGAAGATGTTCGCTTTAATGCGGAAGAAGTTCTCCATCGGTCGGTTGAATTTGATGAAAGATCAATTGATGTAGAAAGCCGTCGCGTAAAGATAGCGCTTTCATCTGAAGCTCCTGTTGAGCGTAGCTTCGGAACAGAGATATTGGATCACGGGGAAGGTTCCGTTGATCTAGGGTTCCTTGCATCAGGTAGAGCCCCATTATTAATTGACCACGACCATACAAAGGTTGTGGGAGTAATCGAGGAAGTTTCATTGGACGGGCGGTGTCTCCGCGCGGTAGCTCGCTTTGGAAAGAGTCAGCTTGCCAGTGAAATATTCAGCGATGTTGAGGACGGTATAAGAAGCAACATCAGCATCGGATACCGAATCAACAAAATGTCTAAGGATAGTGATGGTAGCTACAGAGCTATGTCTTGGACTCCCCTTGAAGCCAGCCTAGTTGGAATCCCTGCTGATTCGTCCGTCGGATTGGGAAGAAGCGAAAAGAGTGACTTCGACACCACTGAACCTAAACCTCAGAAACAGGAGATCAGAGTAATGTCTGAAGAACTGAATCTGGACGCGGTGCGAGACGAAGCTGCTCGCCGTGCGGCCAAAGAAACTGCCGAGATGTATCGTCTGGCAGAAAAGCACAACAAGCGTCATCTTGCTGACGAAGCAATCAAAGAGGGCAAGTCCCTAACTGAGTTCTGCATTGAGCTTGCTCGTCAATTGCCAGGTGGCACACCTCTTGAGACCGCAGAAATCGGCCTCACCAAGAAGGAAGTACGCAACTTCTCGCTCTTGCGCGCAATTCGTGCGATGGCTAATCCTTCAGATCGTCAAGCCCAGCGCGCTGCTGAGTTTGAGTTTGAAGTATCCGCTGCTGCACAAGCTGCACTCGGACGCGAAGCTCGTGGCCTTATGATCCCTGACGATATTCTCGGTAAGTGGTCAAAGCGCGACATCAACACTTCTGATGATGTTGGTCTGGTTGCAGAAGATTTCCGTGGCGGCGATTTCATCGACGTTCTTCGGAATTCTTCTTCGGTTATGGCTGCTGGTGCAACCATGCTTCAGGGTCTTAAAGGCTCTGTTGCTATACCGAAAAAGACTGCTGCTTCCACAGCAGGCTGGATCTCAACTGAAGGTGGTGCTTCCTCTGAGAGTGAGCCAACTTTCGGTCAGGTCACAATGTCTCCGAAAGTGGTTGGTGCATTCACAGACATCACTCGCTTGATGATGCAACAGTCATCACCTGACATCGAAGCGCTCATCCGCAACGATCTCTCGTCTGGTATTGCTCTTGCAATTGATGACGGCGCACTTGAAGGCACTGGCTCTTCAGGTCAGCCAACCGGCATCAAGAACACTTCAGGCATCAATGCTCCGACTGCGTTCGCTGGCGTAAACCCAACCTTCGCTGAAGTTGTTGCGATGGAAACGGCTGTTGCTGAAGACAATGCTCTTCTCGGCAACCTCGCTTACATCCTGCCAGCTTCCATGTACGGCGCACTGAAAACCACAGCCAAAGATAGCGGCTCTGGTCAGTTCGTTGTCGAGCCAGGTGGCACGATCAATGGCTACCGCGCCATTGTCAGCAACCAAGTAACGGCTGGCGATTTGTACTTCGGTAACTTCGCCGACTGTCTGGTGGGGATGTACGGTGGATTAGACATCACAGTCGATCCATACAGCTCATCCAACACAGGCACAGTTCGCATCGTTGCCCTGCAAACTTGCGACGTGGCAGTTCGCCATGCAGTAAGCTTCGCAGTCAACAACGACGGCGCATAATCTGGACGGGGGAGTGGAGTGATCTGCTCCCCCAACCAGCTTGGAGGTGATTTTTGCCTTATCTGATATTAAAAAATTGTGTAGCTGCTGGAGCGCGTCGAAGCGCTGGAGATGTTGTTGATAACATCGGCGAGGATGAAGCTCGCAGCTTGATTAACATGGGGCGCGTAGAACTTGTAAAAGTTGCCGCGAAGCCTGTAGAGACAAATCGCAGTATCGGCTTAGAAGTAAGCGATGAACCTGCACCCAAACGCCGTGGGAGACCACGCCGTGAGGATTAAAACTAATAGAAAGTTAATGATCAATGGCGAAACTGTATATCCGGGTTCGATCCGCGATCTCGACGACCTTACGGCGCGTAAACTTCTGGATAGAGGATATGCTGTGGCGGCTGAAGTTTCGGATGAGGAACAGGAAGTAGAGGAAGAAGATGGCTCTGCCTCTGACTAGCGATTTGGCTGCAATCCTAAACGTAGATGAGTTTGCCACTGCGGTTACTTACGACGGTGGCACTATCAACGGCATCTTTGACAATGAAACCGTGCCTGTTGAGGCTGGTGGTCTTGTTGAGGTACATCAGGAACAGCCACGTTTGACATGCAGGACTATAGACGTTCCGTCGCTCGCACAGGGCAATACAATGGTGATAAATTCTGTTACATACGTTGTTAGAGCCTGGGTCCATGACGGCACTGGCGTAACAGAGATAAGTTTGGAGAAGTCAGCTTAATGGCGCACGTCCGTAAGCAAATACGAGACCGCATTGCATCGGTTCTTGCTTCCGGCGTTACTTCCGTTTCGTCGCGAGTTTACACATCTCGCGTTTACCCTATGACCAGTGCTGACTTGCCTGCAATCACGGTTTACATTGGTTCAGAGCAATCTTCTTTAATCACAATAGGAACGTCTAAGAAACTTAGCCGTCGCCTTGCGATCAACATAGATATTTATGCCAGATCGACATCGGGTCTTGATGACAGCATCGACGCGATTGCCGTGGAGGTGGAAGAAGCCATTGCTGGCGACTTCACGGTTAATGGTTTGGCGAAAGAGGCAATCCTGAGTGCTACAAATATTGAGTATTCAGGAGAAGCAGAGCAACCAGTAGGTATCGCGCGCTTGAGTTATGATGTGCTATATCATACTACAGTTGCTGATCCATCAACGGCTAATTAAGAGGAGGTCATCATGGCCACACATGCCGGAAGTGAAGGAGTGGTGTACTCCTCATCCAATGCAATTGGTGAAATTCGTTCCTACACCCTGACAGAATCGGCTGATACCCTAGAAGATACCACTATGGGTGACAGTGCGAGGTCGTACAAAGCAAGCTTAACTAACTTCACTGGTTCTATGGATCTGTATTGGGATGAGACTGATACAGGTCAAGGCGATCTAACAATCGGCAGCAGCATTACCTTCAACGTATATCCAGAGGGCAACACCACTGGCGATACATACTACACTGGCACAGCTCTTATCACCGAGCGCGTTGTAACAGGTAGTTTTGATGGTTTAGTTGAGCTTTCGATCTCTGTTCAAGGGACCGGCGCTCTAACGGAAAGCACGGTGTAATAAGATGAAACTATCCCAGCGTATTGCTGCAAAGCAGCAAGAAAGGCCGCGTGGGCATATTGAAGTAGAGGAGTGGGGCAGTGAGGATGAGCCCTGCGTCCTCTATTTCACGCAACTAACGGCTCGTGACATAGATCATGTCTCAAGGAAACATCCAGATCTCCTGAAAGACGTAAAGCCTAATGCAATGGTTGAAATGATCATTCATAAGGCTGAAGACAAAGACGGTGAAAAAGTCTTTGCGTTGGACGATAAGCCTGTTTTGATGCGAGAGAGCTTATCTGTGTTGTCTAAAGTATTCGCCGCTATTTTTGAGGCGGGTGTTGAAGGTGACGCGGAAAAAAACTAAAGGACAACCCATTTCGCTTCAATCTAATGACCATTGCTTTAAGACTAGGGAAGACAATGGATGAGATTGAGGATATTACTTTAGAAGAGTATAAGGAATGGGTTGCTTATTTCGCTATTGTTGATGGAGTAGAGGGCGATGTCGGACACACTCAACCTCATACTGGCGGTTCAGTCAGCAGGCGCGGTCAGAGACCTGAACAAAGCCAAAGCCGCAACAAATCAAGTAACAGATAGCATCAACAAGGCTAGTAATGCTGCTAAAAGGATGGACGGACAGTTTAATAGAACTGCCGTTGCAATGAATAAGTTTGGTAAAGGTGTAGCTCAACAAGCCGGTTATCAAATTGCTGACTTTGCTGTTCAGGTATCTAATGGAACCAGTGCAATTCAAGCATTTGGTCAGCAAGGTTCTCAAATGCTGGCTATCTTTGGTCCTGTTGGCTCTATTCTTGGAGCGGTTGTTGCTATTGCTGCGGCTGTTGGTGTTGCATTTGAAAAAGGTGGTCTTCAGGCTTTAGGTTTTGGTCAAAGAAATATTGATTTAAAGAAAACATTTGAAGACCTTAATAGTCAAATATCTACTTTAGGAAGTACTCTTGATACGAGTACTAAAAAATCTGTTGAAGAAGTTGCCAAGATGTTTGGCACTTTAGATAAAAGTATATTTAATGCTTATGCCTCATTAAGACAATTTGCTGAAACAGAGCAAAGATTAAACTTTGCTCGTGCTATGCGTGATTTTGCTGATGGCACAAAACAAGTTGATAAATTGGCTGATAATTTAGAAAATTTATCTTCAGTATTTAGAATGGCTGGTGGCAATACTGCTGCTCTTGATAGGAGATTAAAAGAGTTAGGAATTTCTTCACAAGAAGAGCTTAAAAAAGCACAGGAAAGTATTGTTAAATTCAATCAAGGTATTATTGCTGGAATACGTTTTGGGGCTGGAGAAGGTATAGAACAACTTAAAAAACAAATTGAAATATTTACAGAGTTATTAAGCGATGAATCTGCTCCAACAATGGCAGTTGTAGGAGAAATAAAACCTGAAATAAGAGAATCGCTTAAAGCTGCTGTGCAATTATATTATCAACTTAGTGGCGTTGCGCGAGAAACGTATGAAACTTTAGTAACTACAAATAAAAATGCTAATGATGAGGCTGACAAACAAAATAAACTTTTAGATAAAAACACTGCTTCCTATCAAAAAATCTTAACATCAATTAAATCTCAAATTGAACAACTTGAATTAAAGAACAGATTGTTTGGTCAAAGTTCAACTTTGCTTGAAGATGAACTGAGAATTATGGCTGAAGTTCAGAAGCTTATAGATAGCGGTGTTAAACTGTCTATGGCAGAAGTTGATGGTATCTATGCTCAAGTAGAAGCAATGAATGAACTATTAGCGCGTTTAAGGGAAAAAGGAGAAATTGCTAAATCTCAGCAAGAAATGGAAAAAGAGGTTGCTAAAGCTAGAGAAGCTACAAACAAGCAAATGGAACAAGATCAAAGACGCATCAATGATTTGATGCGAGACGGATTTAAAACAGCAGGCGATACTATTGCTGGCTTGATCAACAAAACATCTAGCTGGCGCGATGCTCTTGGCGCTGTGCTTAAAAAAGTGATTGAGATTGTTGCTCAAATGGGAGCGACTAAATCTGGTGGATTTAGTTTTAGTAAACTGTTTAGCAGCTTTGCTATGTCTTTTGCTGGAGGCGGTTATCCAACTACAGCGCCGCAAGCTGGACCTATGGTTGGCGGTCATCAGACGTTCCACAACGGTGGCATGATAGGACGCAATTCAGGTATTGGCTTCCGCTCCGACGAACGCATGATAGTTGCAAGAACCGGCGAGCGTGTGCTTAATCGTGGACAGGCAATAATGTCTCAACAAGGTGGCGATGGTGGTGCTATAGTTATCAACCAAACCATAAACCTTTCCACTGGGGTCCAGCAAACAGTTCGAGCAGAGGTTATGTCTATGGCTCCTCAAATTGCAGCACAAGCAAAAGCAGCAGTGTTAGATGCTAAGAGACGAGGAGGCGGCTTCTCTGCCGCGTTTGCATAATGGCTATATCCTACCCACTAGCGCTCCCAACTCATACTGGCATCGCTAAGATCGATCTAAGGGCGGTTCAAGTCACTGCAATGACGATGAGCCCGTTTACCTACAAGCAGCAAGTTGTCGTGCATCCAGGGCAAAGATGGGAAGCAGAGATCAGCCTGCCACCAATGAAGAGAAGCGACGCTGAAGCCTGGGTTGGTTGGTTGTTGGCTCTGCGCGGTCGATCTGGGACTTTCTTGCTTGGTGATCCATTAGCAACCTCACCAATCGGCAATGGTGGTGGAACGCCAGTGGTAACGGGTGCAAGTCAAACCGGAGCCACTCTAAACATCGATGGCTGCACTGCTAACCAAGGAACCTGGCTTGCGG